ATCTTTTCCCTCCCCGGGTCAAAACCACAAACTTTACGGACTGGAGGTGAGCGGATGGACGCGAAGAAATACGCGGCGGGTGCCCGGAAAGGCATGAAGGCGCTGGAAGTGTACAAGAAAGAATTTGAGCCAGTGATCCAGATATACGCTCAGCTCCAGGAACAGTACGACATCTACACCGAGGCGCTTGAGGCGGCCGATTACCAATACAGCGAAATGACGCAGACCGGCACAAAAAAGCACCCACTGATAACTACACTCGAATCGCTCCGAAAAGATATCCTGGCTTATGCTTCCCAACTCTGCCTCACGCCGCAAGGTTTGAGAAAAATACAGGATGCCGCGTTTGCAAAGACAGACAAAAAGAGCGGCCTGATGAGTATGCTGGAAGGGCTTGATGCTGGATGACCGGGAAGTACGCGGCAGAGGTTGTCAAGTACGCGCAGGACGTTGTGGACGGGGCTGTCATTGCCGGCGAAGATCGGATACTTGGCTGCAAGCGATTTCTCAAGATGCTGGAGGATGGGCGGTATGAAGTAAACGCTAAGGACGCTGACTTTGTAATCGGGGCGATTGAGCGCACATTCAAACACAGGCAGGGACAGGCGCTTGACGGTACACCGATGCGGGGTAAGCCGTTTCTACTGGAACCGTGGCAAAAGTATTGCGTTTATGGGATGCTTATTTTTTTCTATCACGGCACAAAAGAGCGCGTGGTAAAAGAATCGCTCATATTCATCCCGCGAAAAAACAGCAAGACCTTTTTTATCGCCGCGCTGTCGTGGGGTCTGGGGCTGCTTGAGCGCATGTCCGGGTCGAAGGTATACGTTGTCGCCCTGGTACTCAAACAGGCAATGGAGACGTTTGATAACTGGGAGTACAACCTCACTCAGAACTGGTACAACGGAATGACAGAAGCCAAGGCCGACGGCTGGAAGCTGCTTAACAACAACATGGCTCATAGCATCGAGCATAAAAACCTTGGTGGCGGTTCGCTCCACCTTGAGGCGCTGGCTGGCAATGCGGGCGCTCATGATTCATTCAACTGCAACATCGTGATAGCTGATGAGATTCACGCCTACAAAAGCCCGGAAGAATACAGCCGCTTGAAAGAGGCGACCAAAGCCTACACCAATAAGCTAATCATCGGCATCTCCACAGCCGGAGACGATGGTACCGGATTCTGCGCAAAGCATGTGGAATACTGCCGGTCAGTTCTAAAGGGCGTGTCACAGGATGACGCGCTTTTTGCTTTTATCTGCAAGGCTGACGAGGATGACGCGGGCGGTGTGGACTATCTTGATCCGATCCAGCATCAGAAAGCCAATCCGAATTATGGCGTAACGATTCGGCCTAAAGAGATGGAGCGCGAAGCGCAGATAGCCGAAAGCGATCCACAAAAGCGGAAAGACTTTATCACGCGCAGCCTGAATGTGTTCGTTTCGTCGCTCCGGGCTTACTTCAACCTGGCCGAGTTCCAGACATCGAACCGAGAGGCTGGGGCTGAGTTGGGAATGCCGCCGACACCGCATTACTCTGAGGGCGAAAAGGCGCTCATGGCATGGCGGGAAGAAGCGCTGGCTAAACTGTCCAAGCTCAAGGTCAAGTGGTACGGCGGCACTGACTTGTCAAAACTGCACGATCTAACGGCGGCGGCGATTTACGGCGAGTACAAGGGCGTTGACATCATCATCACGCATGAGTGGTTTCCGATTGTGGCCGCCACAGCAAAAGCGGATGAAGATAAGATACCGCTGTTCGGCTGGAAAGATGAAGGACACCTGACCATGACCAACGCGCCTATCACGAATCATGCGGATGTGGTTGCGTGGTATCTGGACATGAAAAAACGCGGCTTCAACATCCGGCAGATCGGGCATGACCGTAAATTCTGCCGCGAATATTTCACCGGCATGAAAAAGGCCGGGTTCACTGTGGTTGACCAACCTCAGCTCCATTACAAAAAGAACGAGGGATTCAGACGCATTGAAGCCAAAGCGAAAAGTAAGAAGCTGTACTATCTCGGCAGTACGGCTTTTGAATACTGCATCAGCAATGTCCGCGCCGTCGAGAAAACGGACGACGCGGTCGTGTACGAGAAAGCCGCCGAGAATACGCGCATCGACGTATTTGACTGTTCCGTTTTTGCGGCGATCCGAATGCTTGAGGACCAGGAAAAATCTGAGAATGCAGGGAAGTGGTTGAATGAGTAAGAAAAGGGATCGGGCCACCAGGAGCCGGGATGCTCCGCAAAAACGAGAAACATCATGGTTGTGTTCGGCTGACGCTTATAAGGTGCTGATAGGAAATGGATATACACGACTGGCCGACTGCCCCGAGGTGCAGATGTGCGTGGACGTGTATGCCGACCTTATCAGCTCCATGACGCTGCACTTGATGCAGAACACAGACCGCGGGGATGTGCGGGTTAAAAACGCGCTGTCGGCCAAGGTTGACATCGAGCCGAACCGATACATGACGCGCAAATCCTTCATGGCTCATATCGTTCGGACGCTGCTGCTTGAGGGTGACGGCAATCAAGTCACCTATCCGAGGTTCGGGCCGACCGGGCTGCTTGAAAACCTTGAGCCGCTTAAACCGTCTGCCGTTGTGTTTATGGCGCAGGGAGACGGCTACCAGATCAGGTACGGTGACAAAATCTTCCAACCTGATGAAGTCCTGCACTTTACAATACGGCCAGATCCTGAGCGCCCGTGGATGGGAACTGGATACCGCGCTGTGCTGAAAGATGTGGTCAAAGGGCTGAAACAGGCGGGGGCGACAAAACAGGCTATTCTCGAATCGCCCGCCCCATCAATCATCGTCAAGGTGGACGGCCTAACGGATGAATTCGCAAGCGTTGAGGGCCGAAAGAAACTTGCAGCACAATACCTTGACAGTAGCGAAAATGGTCAACCGTGGTTCATTCCTGCTGAGGCGTTTTCGGTCGAGCAGGTCAAGCCGCTCACGCTGAATGATTTGGCGATTGCCAGAAACCTTGAGATTGACAAACGGACGGCGGCGGCAATCCTCCGGGTGCCCGCGTTCCTTGTCGGTGTGGGCGAGTATAAAAAAGACGAGTATAACGCCTTCATTAACCACAGCATCATGCCAATGGCCCAATCAATCCAGCAGGAACTCACCAGGAAGCTGCTCTATTCGCCGGATTTGTACTGGCGATTTAATCCGCGCTCTCTCTATGCCTACGACATCAGCGAGATCGTGACGGCAGGCAGCGCGATGGTTGACCGCATGGCGATGCGCCGAAATGAATGGCGCGACTGGCTTGGTATGGGTCCGGATGATGAAATGGACAATCTGCTTGCTCTGGAGAACTACATCCCGGCTGAAATGTTGGGGAAGCAAAAGAAACTAATCGGAGGTGATGAACAGTGAACAGATCGATACGGCAAAGCCGGTCCATGCCGACAGAGTTCAGAGCCGCCGAAGCCGACGGAAAGAAACGCATTGAGGGCTATTTCGCCACATTCGGCGGGATATACGAACTGTGGCCGGGCGCTACCGAGAGCATAGACCCCCATGCGTTTGACGACGCGCTTAACGATGACATCCGGGCGCTGATCGACCACGAGACACGGCTCGTACTTGGCCGGAATAAAGCCGGGACGCTCGAACTCAGGGTTGACGGTTTCGGCCTGTGGGGAAGCATCGAAATCAATGAGGCCGATTCGGACGCGATGAATCTGTATGCCAGGGTGCAGCGCGGCGATGTTTCGCAATGCTCTTTTGGATTTGAGATTTTGTCGGAAAAAACGGACATCCACGATGACGGAACCGTCCACTGGACGATTGAGAAGGTCAAGCTCTACGAAGTATCATGCGTCACCTTCCCTGCCTACAAGGACACGAGCATAACGGCCCGCCAAGCCGAATATGCCGAAATTAAAAAGCGCCAAATTGAGGCATGGCGCTCGACCATGAAAGCGAGGATACGAAATGGCACTTAAACAGGTGTTGCTAACCCGCAAAATTGCGGAAAAGACAAAGCTGCTGGAAGAGGCCCGCGCGAAAGACGCGGGTTTTTTAGAGCGCAGAACCGCGCTCGATGCCAGGGCTAATGAACTGGAAGCGGCGGTGCTGGAAATCACCGCAGACACTCCGGCTGAGGAAGCGCAGGCGATCGAGGCCGAGGTTGCGGAACACGAAGCCGCAGAAAAAAACCTGACCGACGAAGTTGCCGCCAATGACGGCGAAAAAACACGACTGTCTGACGAAATCGCCAAGCTCCAGGCTGAGCTTGATGAAGTCAATTCCAGGGCAAAGGCGATTCCCGCCCCTGACCACACTCCCCAGGCTACCCCAGAAGAAAGAAAGGATGAACCCTATATGCAGAATCGTACCAAATTTTTCGGCATGACCCGCGAAGAGCGCGATCAGTTCATTGCCCGCGATGACGTCAAGACCTTCCTGACCGATGTACGCGCCGTGAAGCGCGGCGTCACCAATGGCGCTCTGCTTGTTCCCGAGGTTGTTCTGGAGGTGCTCCGCAACAACCTTGAGCAGTACAGCAAGCTCCTGCGCTTTGTAACTGTTCGCTCCGTCAAGGGCACCGCGCGTCAGAGTATCGTCGGCGCAGCTCCCGAAGGCGTTTGGATGGAAGCCGAGGGCGAGCTGAATGAACTGACCATGACTTTCAACCAGATCGAGGTTGACGGCTATATGGTGGGCGGCGTGATTTTCGTTCACAACAACCTGCTCAAAGATTCCGACTTTGCGCTTGCTTCCGAGATTATGTCTCAGCTTGGCAAGGCAATCGGCAAGGGCATTGACCGGGCTATCCTGTTCGGCACCGGCACGAATATGCCTGTGGGTATCGCTACCCGACTGGCCCAGACCTCCGCACCCTCCAACTGGGGCACTTACGCGCCTACTTGGGTAGACCTTCACACAACCAACGTGCTTAAGCTCAACATCGACGGCACCACCGGCGCAGCGTTCTACGCTTCTCTGATTGCCGCTCTTGGCGTAGCGAAGCCCAATTACACCGACGGCAAAGCCTTCTGGGTAATGAACCGCGCGACCCACATCAAGCTTATGACCAAGGCGCTTGCCTTTGATGCCGCTGCCGCTCTTCTGGCCGGCGTCAATAACCAGATGCCCATTCTTGGCGGTGATATCGTTGAGGATGAGAATATGGCCAACAACAACATCATCGGCGGCTTTGGCGCAGCTTACCTGCTGGCTGAGCGCGAAGGCGCCGAGCTGGCCTCTTCAGAGCATGTGCGGTTCGTTCAGAACCAGACCGCCTTTAAGGGCTATGGCCGTTATGACGGAATGCCTGTCTTTGGTGAGGCGTTTGTCCAGGTCAGCTTTGCAAACGCTGACGCCACCACCAGCAGCACCTTCCCGACCGACTACGCGAACACTGACATCGGCGTGCTGGGCGTGACCGCTGCGGCGCACTCCACTGCCTCCGGCAAGACCGTTCTGACCGTGAGCGGTACTGAATCCACCGGCACCACCCTGGCCTACAAGATCGGCGACTACACTGTAAGGAACGGCCAGAAGGTGGTCGGTTACACGACCTTTACCTCCGGCACCACCGGGATCGAAGCCGCCGCCGGCAAGATCATCACCGTGGTTGAACTCAACAGCGCCGGCCTGGCCATCAAGGTTGGCAGGGCTGCGTCTGTGCCGAAGGCGTAACCCCTGAATGACCGCTGAGAGTTCCTCACTGGTCCTGAGTATCGTCAAGGCCAGGCTTAACCGCCTGGCCTCCGATACCACTCTTGACCCTTACCTCACATCGAGGATCGAAGCGGCGGCATCCGAGCTGGAAGGTACGGGAATTCACCTGGTCGATAACGACGTGGAAGATCAAGTCATGTTGGCTGATTTTACTGTATGGCAATACAACAACCGAGACAAACCGGGCGGGATGCCCGACTGGCTGAGGCTTAAACGGCGCGAACGCTGGCTGAGAGATCAGGCAAAGAACGAAGGTGATCAGGTTGATTCTTGACGCTGGTATCTGCACGATTTATGCCACCGCAAACGGCGCGGCCGCAGGTGGAAAGCCAATTGAACAACTGACACAAAAATTCCAGTCTTGGTATGCCGAACTGGATTTTTCGAGCGATACGAACTATGCGACCGAATACCGCGAGGATGTCGAAGCATCGGCCAGAATCAGAATCCACCAAAATCGCAGCATTACCACGCGTGACGCGGCGAAGATCGGCGGGCTGACATATGAAATCGTGCGAACCTACCACGGAACGGACGATGATAACAGCCAACCAATCACCGACCTGACGCTAAGGAGGGTGAGCTGATGTACGCTATTCTGACTGCATTCAAAGCACTCCTGCTGACGGTTGACGCAAACATATCTCACTACTTCGGTCTGAGCGACGGCGAACCGTGGCAGCCCTATACCGTGTGGACGGAATACGAACTGGACGGGCTGCACGGAGGCGACACCTACGCGGAGCCGGTCTGGCGGGTGCTGATTGAGAGATACACCAAGACCGAGAATGACGCTGTTGTGCTGGCCATGATGGCAAAACTTGAAACCGCTCCGGGCGTAACGTTTCAGTATTCTCTGCGCCGTAATCAGGAACTCGGAATGCTCTGTCACGCGTGGGATTGCGAGGTATCAAGTGGCACGCTTTGAGGTTGAGGGGCTTGATTTAATCATCGCGGATATGAAACGTCACGGAGAACTTGCGGGTGAAACAGCGCAGGAAATGCTCATGGCCGGGGCCGAGGAAGTCAAGCAAGCCTGGAAGGGCGAAGCCGAGCGCCGGAGGTTCCGTGATACATCAGCGATGATTAACAGCATAGGCTTTCCGAGGGCTGCAAAACGCGCCTCTGACATCCTGACAATTGACATCTATCCACAGGGTAAAGATGCTCGGGGTGTTAGAAACGCTGAAAAGGCTTTCATCCTCCACTGGGGCACTAATTCAAAATCAACGCGGCGACGGAAATCAAAGAAGAAATTCTCCGGTCCCGGAATCCCGCGCACACTGTGGGTAGACGATGCAGACCGAGCCTCCGGGCCGCGTGTGCTTGACGCTTATACCCGCATATGGGACGCATTTTTGAAAGGATAATAAAACATGGCAAGAATTGGATTACCTTATGGGGTGTTCGCGCCTATTGTTAGCGAACCGACCGGGGGCGCTATCGTGTATGGCGCTCCCACTGTTTTTGACGCAGCGGCGACCGGAAAGATGATTGAGGCCAACGTGTCGTATAAGCACGCGGATAACCCGTTGTATGGCGGTGACGGAATCGCCGAGAATGATAACAGTATCGTAGGCGGCACACTGGCGGTTGGCACTACTTCGCTCCCGCCTGCCGCGCGTGTGGCTATTCTCGGGCACGAGCTGAACGGCACGACCTACAATGAAAACGCTGACCCAAGTCCGAATGGCGGGTTTTGGTACGTCACGGCTGAGGTTGAGGGCGGCGTAAAGAAGTGGTATGGCTATCAAATCCACAAGACGCAGCTTGCGATGGCGGAGGACAACGCCACCACCAAAGAGAACTCCATCGAATGGCAGACACCGGCGCTGGAAGGCCCGATCATGGGTGTTGTCATTGATAACACTGGTAAGGCCCGGTACAGGGCATATGAAGTGTTCTCCACCTACGCGGCCGCAAAGGCTTGGGTTGACGGAAAGGCCGGCGTCGGTCAGACGCTTGCCGCCACACCTACCGCCACTCCCGCAGCGGGTGTAGTTGCGTCTGGCGCTACTGTTTTGCTGGCGTCCGCGACTCTCGGCGCGACGATCTACTACACGACCGACGGCAGCGATCCGACCATCGGAAGCATGGTCTACAGCGATCCGATTGCCGTTTACGCGGCCATGACCATCAAGGCCATTGCGGTCAAGGCTGGTTTGGCGAACAGCGCTATTCTGAGCGCGGCCTATACCGTCGAGGATTAACTGATCGGGGGCGGGTAACTCCGCCCCCTTTTTCTGGAGGAGGTTTTATGTCGGATATTTCGGTCAAGATCGGCAAGAAAGAATATGAATTAGTATGTAACACCGCCGCTTATGTGGAAATCTGCAAGAAGTACGGCGGTGTTGAGGAAATGGCTGAGACCTTTCGGGGCGAGGAAATCAGCGAATATGACAGCCCCGAGGTGCAGGCGCAGAAACGAGCCGATGCGTCCAAAGCGGCAAACAAGCTATTTGAGGTTATCCCGTGGCTGGTTGCCGTGCTTGCGAATCAGGGCGAGATGCTCAGGCTTGGCAAGACAAAACTTTCCGATGACGAAAAACTCACCGAGGAAGCCGTGCTGTTCTTGACAACGCCGAAACAGATTAAAGACCTTGCGGCTCCGGCGATGGAGGCTATCTCAATCGGTTTTGGCATGGAGCACAAACAGCCCGATGGAAACTCTCTGCTGGATGAAGTGGAGCGGCAAGAGCGAAAAAACGCGGAGAGCGCAGCGGAATAAGCCCGTTGCGCTTGATCGGAATGGCGCTGCAGGTTGGTTTGACCGAGGAATCAGCGATGATGAAGCGGCCTGGAGAGATTTTCGACCTGTGGTTATGGCTCAGAGAGTACGATGACGAACTGCACGGAATAAAGCGGAGGGCGAGGTGATCTAATGTCTGAGACGCGGGAAATCAAGACAACGCTGGCCATTGATGGAGAAAAGCAATTCAAGGCCGCGATGGATGAAGCCTACCGCGGCATGAAAGTGCTCGGTTCGGAGATGAAACTGAATACCGCCGTTTTTGGGGATAATGCCTCCAGCTTGGAAGGGCTGACCAAGAAGGGCGAGATTTTAGGCAAGCAAATCTCTCAGCAGAAAGAAATCGTTGCCGCGCTGTCAAAAGCTGTGCAGGATTCAGCGTCAGCATATGGCGAGAACGATAAACGCACAGACGCATATCGAATCAAATTAAATAACGCGACTGCCGCTCTGAACAACATGGAGGGCGAGCTTAAAGAGAACAGCTCCGCTATTGAGAATTTCGGCAAAGAAACTCAATCGGCTGGCGAAAAGACAAAGACCTGGAATGAAAAACTGCAAGCGCTCAGCGACGGTTTGCAGTCCGGTATAGACGTTCTCAAGCCTGTTTCTGCAGGTATCGCGGCGATTGGTGCCGCCGCTATTGCGGCAGGAAAGCAGTTATTTGACCTCACTGTCGGAACCGGCAAATGGGCTGATGGACTGATCACCACATCGGTTCAGACCGGGGTTAGCACTACTGCCTTGCAGGAATGGGGATACGCTGCTCAGTTCATTGACACCGAAGTTGAAACCATGACCGGCAGCATGGCTAAAATGATCCGGCAGCTTACGGCGGCAAAAGAAGGTACTGGCGCGTCAGCCGAGGCTTTCAAAACTCTCGGAGTAAACATAACTGATTCAAGCGGGCAACTCCTGAACTCTCAAGAGATTTTCTTCGCGTCAATAGACGCGCTCGGACGTATTGCCAACGAAACCGAGCGAGATGCTTTGGCTATGCAGCTGTTCGGAAAATCGGCGCAGGAACTAAACCCGCTGATTATTGCAGGATCGGACGAATTGAAGCGGCTCGGGCAAGAAGCGCAGTCAATGGGCATCATTATGGGCGAGGAAGGCGTGAGCAAACTCGGTCTATTCGACGATAAAATGAACGTGTTTAACTCGACCATTACCGGCATGAAAAACAACATTGCGCTTGCCCTCACTCCCGCAATGGACAAAATCATTAGCGTTGTGCAGGGTGTGGCCGATAAATTCTCACAATGGCTTAACAGCCCGGCAGCTCAAACGCTGTTGACAAATTTAACCGATAGGATCATCAATCTGGCGGATAATGTCGGGGGCAATCTCGACGGCGTGCTTAATGGAATAATTTCAGCGTTTGAAACAATCGGGAAAGTTCTCGGCTTTGTCATTGAGAATTTTGATACACTTGCAACAATCGGAATTGTTGTTACCACAATGTTGACGGGCCTTAAAGTTGCTCAAATCGCCGTTAACATAGCAATGTCAACTAATCCGATCGGCGCGGTTATTCTCGGAATTACTGCACTCGTTTCGGCGATCGTGATCCTGATCAGGAATTGGGATGACGTGAAAGCGGCCGTTGTAAAGGCGTGGGAAGGAATCAAAACGTCTGTCATGAACGGCGTGGAAAGCATCAAGGGATTCTTCGGCGATCTGTGGGAATGGCTCAAAAACTTCCCGAGCAAAATGCTGGATATTGGCGTTAACATCGTCAAGGGCATATGGGAGGGAATTAAATCATCAGCCACATGGTTCTGGGAAAATCTCAAACAATGGTTTAGTGATGCGCTCGGATGGATCGGCGATTTGCTGGGCATCCATTCACCTTCCCGCGTCATGGCTGACAAAATCGGAAAGCCAATGGTGCAAG